AGAGGGAACTGCGTTCCATGAAGCCTTCCACCGTGTTCAATATAACTTCTTAAAGCCAGAAGAATTAAGCGCATTTAACCAATATCTTGGGGAGCTGCAAATAGATAGAGCAGCCGCAGAAGAAATTAGAATTGCTAAAGCAGAAGGCCGCGAACTAAAACCAATTGAGAGGGCTGCCGTAGCTTTCCAAATATACGCTTGGGCCCGCAGGAATAACTTAAACACTGGCAAAGCGTTACGTGGTGCCACCCGCGCACAATTAGAAGAAAAAGGAATTGCCCCTGCAATTGAATCAGCAGGCTTAGCAGTGATGGATACTCTTTATGACTTTGTAGAAAAGCTAAACAATGTCTTTAAAGGCAATGGGTTTGTATCAATTAAATCTATCTTTGAAGATGCCTACAGCGGCAAACTAGCTAAACGTGGCGAGTTAGGGAATGTTCTAGATGAAGCAAACAGAGCTGTTAACCCTGATTACAAAAGATTTGACCTGCTTGAAGGGATGGCTATGGACTACCCCGACACCAGAAGAGGTGAGTTAAGTCTGCCTCCATTGAGAAGCGACGCTGAGGGCCCTCGCCCTCCTGATGAAACATACACCAAGCGGTTTGTTAATCAAATAATAGAAAACAAAAACAAGATTGAAGCTGGTGAAATCACCCTGGATGATCTACTGGTAAATAATGTCCAAAAATTTGAAAGCCCAAGTGGCAAAACATCTTATGTACCAAGCCCACCTGTTAATGCAGTGCAAGCCTACCGTGCATTTAGCGATATATTTACTCGGCCTGAAGCTACTGGCATACCAGTCATAAGCCTTGAAACAATAACCAGGGAAACTAATACATGGCTTGCTAAGAACAATTACAACGCTACGGCAGTGATGGAAGGGTTGCAAAGGCTAAGTGGGCCGCTTACTAATTATGAAGCCAACTTGACGTCTTTAAAAGCTGGCCAGATGTATGTGGATTACGCCAACTTACAAGCTGGCATTGCTGCTAATAAATTTCTTAACGCTGCTGCTGATGAATTTTCAGATATAAACCAATTGACTGCTGAACTTTTAACAGCTGCTACCCAGCAAAAAGCAGCCAACATTGCGTTGGAATCAGTTACACGACCTATTGGTCAATTGCTTTATAGCTTGCAAGGGCAACGGCCAGGGATTGGCTCTATTGAATTTACTCAAGGGTTGCCTTCTGTCAAAAATGTTGGCCAAGAAATCCAAGAAGCTTTAGATGTTCAATCTCAAATACCTGTTGATGAAAGTGTTGGCAAGCCAATTAGCCCAGAACTTGAGGAAGCTATTAGGACGGGGGAATATGGTCCCAAGCAATTAGAAGAGTTGGATAGTTTGGCACGGGCTATGGCGCAATCAGCTGTAACACCTGGCTTTGCTAAGGGTTTCTGGAAGCAAGTTAATGAAAGTGCAGCCCTTGGTACTCGCGGGTTAATTATTTACCGTGCTGCTCAATTGCTAACTTCTGGATTAACATTATGGTCCAACACTATTAACAACGGCATCCGGTTGCTGCAGTTACCAGTTGCTCACGCTTTAGGGGCTGGCTTGTCTGGTTCTGTGCCCAGGGCGTCGCAATCGCTAATGATCTATGGCCAATACGTCAGCAATCTACAAAACGCTTTTAGGTTAGGAACCGAATCCTTTAAGGCTGGACGTGGCTTATACGACTTAGATGATACGACAATGGACTTCCTTGATAAAATGGTTAAAGAAGATGCTCAATTACCGTTAGACCCTAATACTGTAGAAGGCAAGGGCGAATGGGATCTAAATACTATGCCGTGGGTGGACATACAAGATAAAGCAGTATGGGCCATAGCCCAAAGAAAAATATGGCAAGGGCTCAATTTATCAACTCGCACCCAAGTCAGCCTAGATACTTTCTTTAAAGTATTAGCCGGGCAGTCGTTTGAATATGTGCGCAATCTTCAGCCTGGTTTAGACCGTGCTGTAGGCCAAGGTATGGATGCTGGGAGCAAAGAGGCTTGGGGCTTTGCCCAAGAATATGCACAAGCTGCTGTTGATCGTGCGACCAGAGACGTTGTTATTAATGGCCGCACAATTTTGGATGCAGTAATGACTAGCCCGCAAGCGCAAACAGCTATGCGGTATGCCACTTTCACTGACGACATTTGGGCTCAAATGGAAACTCGGACTCCAACGCGAGCACAAGAACTAGCTGCAGCACAAGGGTTAGAAGGCCAAGCTGCTACGGAATACATAAATAACTACCTTAATACCACTGAAGAAATACCTTTCTTTTCTCGAACATTTAGCATGATGCCAGCAGTATGGCAAAAGCTGATTGACTTTAGCCCTTTATTTAGCATCATCCAACCTTTTAACCGTACCCCTGGGGACATAGTTAAATCAGTGGCTCGAATGACACCAGCCGCGCCATTGGTTGATACATTCTGGAGAGACATTAACTCAGCTGATGCCTTTACCCGCGACAGACCTAAGGGTGATATTGCAATGGGCATGGCAGCTATCAGCTTGGGCACTATTGCTATGACACAAGGCCGTGTTGAATTTACTGGTGGTGGCCCGCAAGAACCAAGTGCTAAACAGAAGTGGCGCGAGTCAGGGAAAGTGCCTTATTCATTCCGAGTGAGGACAGGAGAAGACAAAAATGGCCAGCCAATCTTTAGCCCTTGGGTGTCAATGCGAGCATTTGAACCACTTAGTTCATTATTTGGGGGGATGGCTGATTATCAAGAGATCGCAAATAAGCTGCCAACTGAAGCAAGGGAACGACTGGGTTCTGCTTTAACAATGGATTTACTGGTTGCTGTAGCTGGCGGCCAATTAAGCAAATCGTATTACCAAGGCTTTGCAGAATTGTATGAAGCGTTTACAGGTACTGGTGAATTAGACCAAGGGCCTAATGTACGCAGCCCGATTGAAAGGTATATTTCTAGGATCATTATATCAATGGTGCCGTTTAATGCGGCCTTGCGGGCTGGCCGCCGGATTGAAGATCCTACGGTGCGAGTAGTACCACCAAGTCCTGTTGAAGGCGGCCTTACTGGCATCCCAATGCGTTTATTTGAAGAGACCTATAACGAATTACGCAATGGAATCGCAGGCTGGTCGGAATCATTACCGCCACGGATCAACTGGATTACTGGCCAGCCATTGCTGTTGTCAGGTATTATGGGCGATGAGTTCCTGCCACCTGATCAACCATACTTATCTACCTTGGCTCAATTTGTACCGTGGTCTCCATTGCAAGTAGCGCCTAAGGTTGACCCGGTTATGGCTGAAATGACCCGGTTATCTGGTAGGGGGGCTAATTTCCGTGGCCCTACCAATACTGATTTTGGCAAGGAGTTCAGGCTTACGCCTCGGCAATTTGCTGATTACTCAATGGCTGCTGCCAATGTGCGCGATGAATATGGCCGCAACATCTATATGGCATTAGAGCAATTGATCAATTCACCTTTTTACCAATCCTTGCCAGAAGGGGAAGTCAGCACAACTGTGCCTAGCAGAAGGGCTGCTGCTATTGATAGAGAGGTTTCTACGTTTAAAGCTCTTGGCAAAATGTCTTATTTAGGTAGCCGCCCTGATCTGCAACAAGAGCTTGGAGTTATTGAAGGCCGCACCAAACAGGTGCAATATGAGCTTAAATATGGGCAATCCACTGGCCTGCCCCAGTTCACCGAGGCCCTCCGCTAATGGCTTATTCCTACGTCGTCTATACCGGCAACGGGTCCACCACTCAGTTTGCCATTACCTTTCCCTATATAAGGAAGGAGCACATCAAGGTCTACGTCAACTATGTAGACACTGCTTATACCTATGTAAACGACACTACCGTCTTGCTTGCTACAGCGCCTGCTTCTTCTTTACCGGTTGAGGTGCGTCGCATTACCCCCCTTAATAATGTATTGGTTGACTATACGGATGGGTCAACTTTAGCTGCAAGCGATCTAGACACTAGCAATTTGCAGCATTTGTATTCGCAACAAGAAATAGACGATGGGATTAAACAAGGTGTTTTTGTAAACGCCGCGACTGGTTTACCTACTGCAAACAGCCAGCGACTTACTAATGTTGCCAATCCAACTAATGCCCAGGATGCGGCTACTAAAGCCTATGTCGATACAGCAGATGCGCTAAAGGTAACCAAGGCTGGCGACAGCATGACTGGTGCCTTAGCTATGGGCACTAATAAAGTTACAGGCGTAGGGAACCCTACCAATGCCCAGGATGCTGCTACTAAAACCTATGTCGATACAGCAGATGCGTTAAAAGTCGCTAAGGCTGGCGACAGCATGACTGGTGCCCTTTCGACTACAGGAACGCTATCAGCCCAAGGGATAACTTTTGGCAAAGGCACTGCAACTAATACCAATGGCATAGCAATAGGTAGCACTGCTTTGTCAGTTAATACTACCGGCATAAACAATAATGCTTTTGGTCTAAATGCTTTATCAAGTAACACTACTGGCGAATATAACAATGCTTTTGGCTTTGATGCTTTAAAAAACAACATTAGCGGTAATCTCAATACTGCTTTTGGAGATGAAGCTTTAAAAGCTAATACCGGTTCCTTTAACGTGGGTTTTGGAGATTCTGCCCTTTTAGTTTCTACGGGAAATCACAACACCGCTATTGGGTTTTGCGCCTTACAAAACGGCACAACAGGCATCGGCAATACTGTAATTGGAAGCCACTTTACCGGCGTTGCGCCGTCCCTAGTTGCAGCCCCTGTTTTTAATGTTACTACTGAAAATAACCGCGTCGCAATAGGGACCACTGCCACTACTAACGCTTACGTTCAAGTCGCTTGGACTGTAGTATCAGATGCCCGTGATAAAACTAATCTAAGCGCAATCCCCCATGGGTTAGATTTTGTAAAACAATTAAAGCCAACTGCGTTCCAATTTAAATTAAACCGTGAGTCTGAAGAGACCAACGGCCCGTTGCGTTATGGATTTTTAGCACAAGATATTCTTGCTTTGGAAGGCCCTGACAGCGTTATTATTGACAGCGAAGATCCAGAAAAGCTTCGTTATAACGGTGAGTCGTTAATTCCTGTGCTTGTTCAAGCCATCCAAGAGTTAACAGCAAAAGTAGAGGCGTTGCAAGACCGGCTACAATAACAGGGAGCCTTGGCTGCCAAGGCAATATTTACTGCTCTTTGCTTGTCCCCGCTCATGGCAACCCCTCCTTTTGGTTTATCTGTCCCAGGTCTTGCAATTCCTGAGCATGACTACATTACGTTGACATACACGGGGGCAAATGTAACTGGGGTTGTGTACCGTTCTGGCGGTGCTAATGGCCTTGTTGTTACAACTTTAACATTGTCTTACACTGGCGACAACTTAACTACCATTGCTAAGAGCTAACCATGCCATATAAATTCAACCCATTCACAGGAAGCCTTGATGATGCAGGCGCGGCTGGGGGTGCAGTAAACCTGACCGGCGATGTTACCAGCGTTGGGGCTGCAACTTCTATTGCTGCTGGCGTAATTGTCAATGCAGATGTAAGCGCCAG